CTTTATTCAATGTAAAGCAGCCTGATGGCGTCGAGACTAAATCATATCTGCCAGAGCAATCATTCGCTGAATTCCTGTTCAGCTCCGGCAATGGTGACATCGGAAGTTACGAAGCCATTCGCTTGTTTTACCAGTGCAAGCCTTTTTTCCATGCCGTTAAAAAGCGATCAGGCGGATTCGCACAGATACAGCCTCGAGTTTACGATACCGAGCTTAAAGAATTTGTAGACGATCATCCGATTATCAAGAAACTTAAAAACCCGAACCCGTTCCAGTCTTACCATGCTTTTGCTGCAGAAATGGCAGAATGCTTTGATGTAACCGGTAATGCTTTCCCGATCGCAACCGGCAACGCGAAGTACGCGCCCATCGAACTGTACAACGAGAAGCCGCAATGCGTGAACATGACGGACGGCAAGAACTCGTATTATTACCCTGCCGTCATCGGCGTTAACACCAAAAACGATACCCGCAACTATCGCCTTGAAGATGTGAAGCTGGACGGCATAACCACCGCTCGCTATTACACGCCCGATAAACTCGGTGAGATATGGCAAACCAAAGACACAAACCTTGGCTATCAGCTGTCGGGGATGTGGGGCATGAGTCGCGCACAACCGGTATGGCTCGAGATCCAGCAATTCGTAGAGGCCAACACTAACAACCTGTCTATCTTGCGCAGAGGCGGACGCCCATCACTCGGCTGGTCGTGGACTGGTGATGCTCCGATGACAGACGCGCAATTCGTACGCGCACGCGAGGAGTTGAAAAAGTACACGGGTGCAAGTAACGCAGGAAGGCAGGCGATCGTAGACAAACTGAAGCCCGAATCCATCGGCCAGACCATGCGAGACATGGAGTTCAGCGTTAACCGCGAGACGGTCCAGAAAGACATTTATGTAACATACGACGTGCCGCTTGCCTTTATGTCTACGTCTGCAATGACGCTGGATAACCTGAAAGTATCTGAATTCCTGATGTGGCGTGACTCGATACTACCGCTGGCGTCGTTCCTGTTTGGCGAGCTTAGCCGGTTCTTATTGCCACGATACGGCAACATCGGCAAGCACAAGGTCGAGAACATGCGCATTACGTTTAACCCGTTCGATATTGAGGTATTGCGTAGACAGCGCATTGCTGACACATACGATCTGTCTAAAATCCAGATAATGACAGACAACGAGATGCGTACCGGGTTAGGTTATGAGGATTTGATTGACGGCGGCGATAACGTGTGGAAGCAATCGACCTATGTACCAGCCGAGTCAGACGCTGATACCAGTGATAACCTCAAGCGCCCGATTAAATCACTGTCGAAAGACGACGAGTTCATTAACGACTTACGCGATATGAAACGCCGCGACGGTACGCCGTTGTTTGATCAGTTAGAGTTAGACAAATATCGCAAGGCGCAATAATGGCCGGATTCAACACCGACCCCGTTAAGCTTCGCAGGTCTGTACAGCGTCAGGATGCACTAAAGCGCAAACTTGAAAAGCCTCTTGGATCCGCTATTCGCTCGTTATTCCGCAAGATGGCTGATGACCTTGAGTCTCGATTGATCGATGCCGGGCAGCCTATCGATGCCCGTGACTACGACGGCATTGTCGAGAAGCTACTGGCAGATGCATACGAAAAAACAGGTTATGAATTTGGAGCCCTGCTTGCCGATCATATCCGCACGTCCGATGATGACGATAAAACAGTGAGAGCTGTACAGGCTACGGCACTTGCCGATAAGACATCGGTTAAGAAAGTTATTGACTCCATGCAAGCCGAGACTGACAAGCGCATGGCTAAGTTCACAGTCAAAACCGTACCGCCTCGCGCCGCCGATATTAACCGAACAACGAACAAAGCAATAACCCGGGCAATGGATAACGCTGCCAAGCAGATAGCCGCCCATGCCGCGTCCACCAAGTTCGATGCCAGCCAGACCGTTATTGATATGCGCGAGTTTGCCGAGCAGGTTAAAAAGAATTTCCTTGACAGTGTGATCTATCGCGGCGACATGATCGCGCAGACAGAAATACAGAATGCCGCAGAGGAAGCAAAGTCGGCAGAGGTCGCTTCGTTCTTCGACACTATCACCACACCGATTGAGGACATGATCGTAGACGGTCAGGTATTAGTTGCCGAAAAAATATGGGTAACAATGGGTGACGATAAGGTGCGGCCATCGCATGCCGACGCTGATTTCCAGATTGTGGACGTTGGCGAGTCGTTCGAGGTTGGCGGTTATTCGATGGACTATCCTGGCGACAGCACGCACGGAGCCCCGCTCGATGAGATCATAAATTGCCGCTGCCAATCTAACGCGGTGATTCAGTAAATTCTCTGTGCCATTTTTGGCACTACTCTAAAAAATCAATATTCCTTAAACTTGCGCAATATATTTTATGAGTTGCGCATGACATTACTTTGCACAGCAAAAACAACAGACGGCTCTACTGCTGAGATTGATTGGGATGGCGGCGTATTGCAGCTTGCTATCGATGGCGTATTCGATGGCGCAACTGTTGCATTGCATGTTGATCAAGACGGTCTCGGATACCAGAACCTTGTAGGCCTTGAGCAGACAGTCCCTGATGTTAATCGTATATTCCTGAAGCCTTGCGGCTTTAAGTGCGTAATCTCTGGTGCAGGCGCATCAACATCTTTGACAGTGAGTGCAATCTAATGCCAGTCATTGACTTAAAAAATAAAGGCAAGCGAGAAACTAAAAACTTCCATTTTGAAGTAAAGAGCGTTGCTACCGAAGAGCGCAATGGCCAGAAGGTTGGAATTATCACCGGTCTTGCCAGCACTTACGACAAAGACCGTGGAAACGACATCATATTACCCGGTGCTTTTACTGAAACCATAGCTCGGCACAAGGCTACCGGTCGTCCGGTCCGTATGCTGTTCCAGCACTGGTCAGAGAATTTGATAGGCGGCTTCCCGATTGAATCGGTTAAAGAAACATCGGAAGGCCTCGAAGTGGTTGGCGAAGTTAATTTATTGCCTGGCCACATGGGCGAATGGGCTTATTCGCTGGCCAAGCAAGGCGTGCTGTCTGACTTCTCTATCGGCTTTAGCTGCGTTGAGGAAGAGTATCAAGGCAATGTACGCCTGATCAAAAAATTAGAATTATGGGAAGTATCGCTCGTCAATGAGCCTATGAACACAAACGCCCGTGTTGCCAGCGTTAAAGCGCATGGCGAACAGGCAGCGTACACGCTCGATGATGTTGTCGAGATTAAGACGTTAAGAGATTTTGAAAAATGCTTGAGAGATTCAGGATGTTTTTCAAAACAGGCTGCGCTGCATTTGGCGCAACTTGCTAAGTCCAATCAGTGGGATGCTGAAGCAGACACATTACAACCGACCTACGGTGTTGACTTTTACCAAAAAGCAAGCGCCGAACTAAAACCAAACTGAGGATACTGCAATGGCAGACTTAGCAACCGAATTGAGTGAACACAAGAAAATTCTTGACGCTCAAGGCAAAGCATTCCACGACATGAAGCAAGTAGTTGAAAAATTCGGCGCTGATAGCGTTGAAGGCAAAGCTGCTTTGCAAAAAATTGATAGCAAATTCGAAGAGTTCGAAAAGAAAAACCAAGAAATGATCACTGGTTTTAAAGCTATCGAAGGCGCTGAAAAAGAACTGAAAGAGCGTATCGTTGACCTCGAAGGCAAACTGGCTCGTCCAGGTGCTGGCGGCGTTGACCAACGCAAAGGCGAATACGACAACGAAATGAAGTCGCTGATTGCCTATGCAAAATACGGCACAACTGGCGACTCGCTGCGCGCACACGCAGAAGAGTTGAAATACTTGCGCACCGACGTAAACGCTGACGGCGGTTACCTGGTTGCTCCTGAGTATGTGAACGAGATCCTGAAAAACATCACAGAGATCAGCCCTATCCGGTCAATCTCTAAAGTTCGTAGCACATCACGTAAAACCGTGTTGATTCCTACTCGTGACACTCTGGTGTCTGTAGGATGGAATGGTGAAGGCGTAGCGGCTAGCGAAAGCAACAGCCAATACGGCATGCAAGAAATCACCATGGGCAAGCTGTCCGTACAAACTCGCTTAACTCGCGAGGAAGTAATGGACTCCAGCTTCAATATGGAACAGCAAGTACGTGACGACGTTGCAGAAGCGTTTGCACAAGCTGAAGGCGCTGCGTTCGTATCTGGTACCGGCATTAACCGTCCCCAAGGTTTCCTTGTTGCGGCTTCTGTTGATAACAGCAACACTGCAGTAGTTGGCGCGCTTGGCGCAGATGACCTGATCACTTTGACAGGCACTCTGAAAACCGGTTACATGCCTTACTTCGTATTGAACCGCCGCACTCTGGCGTACATCCGTCGCCTGAAAGATGGTAACGGCCAATACTTGTGGGCACCTGGTATCGCTGCCGGCCAACCAAACAGCATTATCGGCGAGCCGTACATTTCAGCGATTGATATGCCAGACGTAGCAACAGGTCAAACACCTGTAGCCTACGGTGACTTCATGCGTGGCTATATGATCGTTGATCGCACCATGATGACAATGATTCGCGACGAGGTAACACTGGCCGCACAAGACATGATTGCCTTGACATTCCACCGCCGCCTTGCCGGTCAAGTGGTACGTGGCGAAGCAATCAAAAAATTAACTGTAGCCTAATCGGAGAAATTACCATGTCATCAATTGATTTACACAGTCAGATTTTTTGCTACAACGCGTTGAGCAATGCGACTATTGCAACCGACACCACAACTGTCGGCGCGATTATAGACACGGCCGGTTATGAGTCTTGCGAGTTCATAATCAAGTCGGGTACACGCACTGACGGCACTTACACGCCGTTGATTGAGGAGAGCGATGATAGCGGCATGTCTGGCGCTACTGCGGTTTCTGACACGTTCCTTGTTGGTACTGAAGCCGCTGCCGCTATCACTGCGTCTAACGCATTGGGCCGCATTGGCTACGTTGGTAAGAAGCGCTATGTACGCCTGTCGATTGTGTCTACCAGCGTTACAATTGGCTGTACTGCATTCGGCGCGGTCGCTGTACTCGGCAACGCTCGCACACAGCCTACAACCAACAACTAAGATAGCGGGGCGGTTTACGCCGCCCCTTATATCTGGGGTTTGAATCATGGCAAAAGTTAAAGTGAATTTAGAGCGTAGTATCTGCGTTGGTTCTCATGGCGGATTCCTGCTTACTATTGGCGAGCGCGAATACCACGACGACGTAGCGAAAGCCATTGTCGTTGCCGGGTTCGGCGAGTATGTTGACAAGCCTGTAGTTGTTGAGCGGGTAGCTGTTGTTGACGCAGAGCCTATGGTTATCATGCAAGACGAGCCTGCAGCTGAAGAAAAGCAGCACGTCACACCAGAAAACAAGATGATGCCAGAAGCACCAGAAAATAAACGCAAGAACAAAGCGGCCAATAAACCGGCCTAAACAGACACCGATAACGAGGAGACATTGTAATGTCAAACGTTGATAACTATTTCGAACAACCCGCAGGCGATGGCACAGACAATACCCTGGTATTGGGCGGCAGTGTTGAAACTGCAACCGGCCAAAACCTGAAGTCACTTTTTCTTACTGTTGACATGACAGACATATCAACAGCCGGTAGCGTATGGGTTGCACCGGGTCGCGCTTGTACGTTCAAGAAATTAACAAGCGTAATTAATGCTGCGATCACTGGCGCTAACTGCGCGATCACTACCGAGATTGGTGGCGTAGCAGTTACTAACGGTGGATTGACCATTACCCAGTCTGGTTCAGCCGCTGGCGACGTTGATTCTGCCACACCTACAGCACTGAATGTTTTGACCGCCTCACAAGCGCTTGAAATTATCAGCGACGGCGCGTCATCTACTACAAGCCGTGGCACATTCACAGCAGAGTTTGAATTATCCTAATCTAAACAGGGTGGGCGCGTTATGTATTACGGAGCATCATCCGGCGCGCCTACCTATCAGATTACTGTAGCCGCTGCCGAGAATCCTGTCACTTTGACAGAGCTAAAAGCGTGGTTAAAAATCTCTGGTAGTTCTGAAGATACGTTGTTGACGGCGATAATTGTTGCTGTTACACGTAATGCCGAGCTGTATACAAAGCGCGACTTCATAAGCAAGACATACCGCACATACCGCGACTATTTTGGCGAGGCAGATGCTGCCGGCGTATATCCTCGAATGTTTGGATACGGAAACCAGAATCAGCTTGAGCTAAGGCGCACGCCTCTGAACGCCATTACAAGCGTTAAGTATTACAACACTTCAAACGTACTGACTACCATATCAAGCGCCGCGTATTACACAACAGTTACGGATGGCAGCACTTATTCTATGCTGTATCCGTCGCCAGATAACTCGTGGCCTTCTGACATTAATACACAGCGCCTGCAAGCCGTCGAGATTATCTTTACAGCCGGTTATGCGAATGCCGCAACGTTTAAAGCCGCATGTCCGGACCTGTGGCAGGCTCTGTTTGCGCACATGGCCGCTGTCTATGTGAACCGGGGAGATTGCTCTATGGAATCGGGATGCGGATGTGACAAAGCGCCGCCAGAGGCTCGCATGGTTTATGGCATGTACAGGATTATTGACTTCGCGAGCGCCTGTTAATGCCAGTCTGCAAGCCGATACGAGGCCAAAAGCGCGACGTGTGCATAGGCGATATGGACCGGCTTATCACGCTAAAAAGCCGTGATATAACGCCAGCCACTGACGACGACGCCCCTTACTTTACCGAGACATTCGGCACTGATATCAATTGCCAGGTATGGGCCATGCGCAAGTCTATTGACGGCGTAACCGTATTTGACCGGACCAATATTGAGCGCGTTATAACCGATGATTTTTATATCAGGTATACATGCGACGTCACTGCCGAGGTATGGATTGAGGACGGCGGGATCCGGTTTGACATTTGGAAAGTCGACAACCTTGATGGCCGCAACGAGTTTATGCGTTTGCGTTGTTCGCATCGCGGCGTAACGAGTAACTACAACAATGACATTTGAGATTACTGAGGGCGCATCCAACGATGCAATTAGGAAGCATATCCGCGATCTTGACCGCAAGATAGCCCGTGGCATCCGGCAGGGGTTTTTTAAAGTCGGGTCACTGCTTAAGACCACGGCACGTGAACAGATGATGGAAAAGCCGAAGCATGGCAGGCTGTACCGCATTAGACGCGGCTCACAGATGCGTACACATATCGCGTCTGCATACAGCGAGACACCGGCTAACGTAACAGGCGCGCTTCGTAAGTCGATAGGGTTTGAGCCGTCTGGAATGATTCTTGTATTTGGCGCTGGCGGTCGTGATAGTGGCGTGGATTATGCCGCCTATCTTGAGGACGGTACTGACAAGATGCTGCCAAGACCGCTATTACGCAATGCTGTGCACAAGCAACAAGGCGCCATCATGCCAATGATGCAGGAAGCCGTTGGACATGAAATCAACTTGATACAAGGCAAATAATATGCTAGTCAAAGACATCATCGCGCAGCTGTGGGCTCAACTGCCACGCCGATCAACCAAGTACACTAACACCGTGAGCATATCTTCCATATCGCGTACCGGCGCTGTTGTGACTGTTAACACATCCACAGCGCACGGCCTGTCGGCAGGAAATGGCGCTAACATTGTCGGCGTATATGTGCCGGTCGAGATTGACTCAATTTATGACAACGGCACCACACTTACTATCGAGACTGTTACTGACCACGACCTTACATATAATCGGCGCGAGAATATCGACGTAACCGCACGCATAACCGGCGCGTTATTTGACGAGGAATTCAACGTGGTTTCCGTAGAGAATCGGCGTTCGTTTACGATCGATAAAGGCACGGCAACACCTGCGGCAGGAGACTTCTTGCAGGAAACGTTTATCAGCGGATATAACGGTCTTAAAGCCGTTGCAACAGCTCCTACTACCACGTCTTTCACGTTCGCTATTACCGGGACGCCAGCTAACCCGAACGTATTAACTGGCGCCACAGTATCCAGCGGTCATCGCATATCTGGCGCTATCGACTACGCCACTGCATTGGCGGCATATACAAAGCAATCGGCAGACAGTAAGTATTGGCTGTTCGTAGTTCCAGAGGCAACGATACCAAGCAAGGACAGACAGGGCGTGAACGACGCAAACGTACAGCGTGGCAGACAGTCTGACTTCTTTCACCAGATAGTCGAGGGCTTCTCGCTGTATCTGTTCGTGCCAAACAAGGGTGCAAGCGCCGCTGCAGTAGGTGGCATCATAGCCCGTGACAATGCGATCAATGAACGGCTCCCGATATTGCAATCGGTACTCGGTGCGCAGTTTAGTTCTGACTTATCGGCACAAGGCAAAGGCCTGGCAACCTATAACGGCGACGGACTGTGGGAATACAGCGGCGCGTACTACGTGCATGTTTTCAACTTTCAACAGGTATCGAACATCACGAATCAAGATACGTCTATTGAGTCTGACGACCACGCATTCAGAGATATCAATTTCAGCATCACCGGGCTTGGTGTTAACGAGGACGAGCATACATCGCTTGACTATATTCTCGGTTACGTTGACTTGGATGACGAGCCTATCGTATAGGTGTGCCACTTTTGGCACTACGTTATATATATGCGCGTTGTTAAAATGCGGAAAGTAAATATAGGTAATCCAATGCCATTTGTTGATATTGAAATTTTAAAGCCGATGGGAAGATTCCCGATTGCTGGCAAAATTATCAGCGTAGAGACTGATTCAGATGGCGTAATTCTCGACCGTTTTTTGCGTCGCAGATTGAAAGATTCTGAAATTGACGGATGCCTGCGCATCGTTCCTGCTAAAAAATTCAAAGAGGATAAAGTAAATGGCAAGTCAGTCGCAAATTAACCAGCCAAATGTACAGGGAACGCTGACTAATGCGTTTACCACGATTGAAAACCAGCCGCAAAAAATACTTGTAGTCGGACAAAAAATCAGCGGTACTGCTACTGCCGGCGCTCTGGTTGAGAACGTACAAAATAACAACCTAGAGTTAATACACTGTTCGGCGCTCGCTCAATGGTTGCCGGAATTATTCGCAACATCCGCAAAGTAAATTCAGTAACGCAGATTGATGTTATATCGCTTGCCGATAATGGCTCAGGCGTTGCAGCTACAGGCGCTGTCGCGGTTTCTGGTACAGCTACTGAAGCCGGTACGCTTACCGTTACTATTGGCTCTGCGCTTGATCACCAATATGAAATCGCCGTTGCAAGTGGTGATACTGCTACTGATGTCGGCGATGCAATCGAAGCGGCTATTACAGCCGATACGCAAGTCCCCGTTACTGCCGCGAACACTACCGGCACTGTCGCTATTACAGCGGCGAACGACGGCACTGTTGGCAATTCTATCGGCCTGCGCATCGAAGGAACTGTAGCCGGTCTTACCCATAGCGTGACCGTGATGTCATCCGGTGCTACTGACCCATCATTTACAGGCCTGTTCGATGTAGTCGAAGGCATCCGCTACCAGAACATCGTATGGCCATATGTCGCAGACCTTACTACTGTTAAATCATTCATTGATCCGCGCTTTAACTATTCGGGCCGCATCCTTGATGGCCGCGCTAACGTTGCCACACACGACACGTTCGCAAACCTTGAAACATTGGGCAACACGCACAACGACAAAAATCTTAAGATTATCGGTGACCTTAAAGTGGCCGAAACATCATACAAGGGCCCGGCAATGCTTGAACTTGGCTACGGTAAAGCCGCCCAGGATTCAGGTATCCGCGCATTACGCCTGACTGATGGCGCCAATATCGCATCGCTTGTCATTGCCAATATGGGTTCGCTTGACCGTTTCGGCGGTAAGGCTATCGCATCGCTTCCGTACTTCAACACACCGCTTGCCTATATGCCTTTGGTTGAGGCTGGCGACGGTTTTACTGAGGATGAGATTGAGGACCTTGTTACTGCCGGCATTTCCGTTTGGGGCAACAACCTGAATAACACCGACGCTCTGATGGGCGAACAGGTTACTACTTACAAAACAGACGCTGCGGCTAACCCTGACAACACATTCAAGTATGAGGAATATGACGACACCGGACGCGAGTGCCGTGAGTTTTATTTCAACAACTATCGCGCACGCTTTAACCAGCACCGCTTGACGCAGGGCGCTGTTATACCTGGTCGAGCCATGGCAAACGAAGACACCATCCGCAGATTCAGCAAGAAGCTTTACAAAGAGCTGGCGGATGATGCCCTGGTAGTTACCGGCACGCTGTCAAACGGTCAGGACGCACTGGAATTCTACGACGAGAACCTTGTCATCACGCTGACTAACGACACGACTGCAACCATCACCATGGTGCTGCCAATCGTTACCCAGCTGCGTAACATCCTGTACACGATTGAGCTGTCAATCGCAACATTTGAATAATCACAGAGGCAATCATGGCTGAACAATACGAACAAATTAGCGACCCCTCGGTCGTTGTTAACGACATCACTGTTAACGTTGTGCCTAACTCTGTTTCGTACAAGTCCGGCAATGGCGAGCAGTCTGTTAAGGTTCAGAGCGCCGGAAACGGCCTTGTATCAGTGGTTACGTCTACCAATGTCGAAACAAAAAAAGGTATGGTTAAGTTTTCTGTCTACTCAACAGAGCAGGCAATCGCGCTTAAAGAATTGTGGCAGTCAAACGGTGGCGGCAATGTCATCGAATTGGGATCTGTGAATCTCACTATGTCGCAAGGCACTATGGTTAATGACCCTGAAATCACGCTGTCAGATGACGGCAAAGTAGAGTTAGAATTCCAAGGTGCTCCCCTCGTTTAATAACGGAGTGTAGTACGCCATGCAAAAATCAGAGATAGAATACTGTCTTAAGTCGCCTATTAAATACGCTGGTGACGGCGGTCAGATTGACGGCTATAAATTAATCCTGAAGGCGCCATCCGGTAAAAACATCTACCATCGCGCATTATTGAAACAGCAATTAATGATTGCGTTTCAGTGGATGGAATCCCAAAAGCCTAAGTCTGCTCCGGATGCCAACGCTACAGCCAAGCCTGATGCCAAGCTGACGGAAGATGACATTAAAGACGCAGGCGACGCTCTGGCATTGGCAATCTATGCGGCTCCTGGAGTTGATATCAATCGCGTGCTTGGCGAGTTTGCGCAGTTATTGATAGAGGGTGCATGCAGCGTTGAGGGCGAGAAAGACTTAACGCGATCATTATTTGAAAAGATAACCCTTGACGATGTAGACGCAATGCTGGGTCAATACCTCGCAAATTTTATTATGCCTTCCTGATGCCTGACTCGCCTGTCGAGTTCAGGAGGGCGTTATTGGCAGCATGCAAGTTCATAGGCGGCAGTGTTGACTTCATTCAGTATCACGACGTTCTGCCAATCACATACGCCTACGATTTGATCAAAGACGCCGAACATCTGGCGAACAAACTAAACGCGGCGAGTAAAAGTGGCTAATTTTAATTCTGTATACAACTTCATTGCCTCGGATAAATTTTCGAAGGTTCTGGCGTCGTTTGAGAAATCGAGCGAGGCCGCTGAGCGGAAAGTAAAATCATTACAGGCAGAGGTTGCCAAAACCAGCACCACATTTGACAAGATGCGCCTTGCTGGCGGCAGAATGAAATCGCTGGCTGGCGACTTGAAATGGTATTCGGCTGCAGCTACTGGATTCCTTGCTATTGGCTTCAAGGAGTGGACAGATCAGGAAAAGGCGATCGCCAAGGTATCAAAGACGCTTGCCAATACCGGCAATCGCGCCGGGTTCACATCCAGACAGTTACAGGATGCCGCCGATAAGATGAGCATGGGGTCTCTGTATGAGGCCGATGACATATTGAATCAGGTAACGAACCGGATGCTGACATTCGGAAACATTACCGGCACGACGCTATCACGTGGCCAGCAAGCCGTTGTCGACATGGCGGCGGCAATGGAAATGGATCTCGGCTCGGCATCGCTACTGGTTGGCAAGGCGCTGTCGCGTCCGTCCGTTGGCATGATGGCATTGAAAAAGGCTGGTATTGTTCTTACCGCACAGCAAGAAAATTACATTAAAACGCTTGAGAAATCAGGGCAGAAAGGTCTTGCACAGGCAAAAATACTCGACCTACTGGAAGGTAAGTTCAAAGGCCAGGCAAAGGTTATAGCCGACACGCAGCCCATGCAGAAGATGAGCCTCGAATTCAAAAACATGGCCGAATCAATGGGATCTATTATCGCTCCCGTACTGGTTCCGCTGATTCACGGCATTACTCGGTTAATGATGGCGCTATCAAACTCGCACCCGGTAATCAAAGGCGTTGCCGGCGCAATCCTGATCCTTATGGCTGTCAGTGTGCCGCTGCTGTTCACGATGGGTGCTATCACCACGGCATTGCCGGTGCTGATCACTGGATTCCTTGCGCTATCCGGCGCTCTGGGTGTCGTTGGGCGCGCTATGTTGTTTTTAACCACTAACCCTGCCGGGCTATTTATCACTGGCATAGCCATAGCCATTGCCGCCGTAATATACGGCATTGTGCAACTGATCAAGAACTGGGAAAAAGTCAAGGCTACTTTCAAGTCGTGGATGCCAGATAGCTCAGAGCACAAGCTGACACAGGAAGCCATAACGAAAAATCAGAATAGCTTTAATGGCAACATCGATGTAAGCGTCAAGTCTGAAAAAGGCACTACCGCGAAAGCATCCGGCGCCACATCCACGAGCGGGGTGACATTCAATCGCGGGAGAACGATGTGACCATAGACTCGCTACTGCGTTCAGGCGCGTTTAACGGCGCCAGCTTTCTGGTTGTATCGGCCTCGACTTCCGGCGGCCGCAAAACAATCAAGCATGAATTCCCGAACTCATCAAAGCAGGCCATTGAAGATTTAGGATTCAAACCTAAGACGTTCTCGCTGGTTGTGACTACTGTCACCGACTTTGCAGACGGCCAGCTGGATCCACAATCATACTTTAACAATCGCGACAGATTGATCGCGGCGCTTGATCGTGGCGGCGTCGGAACGTTGTCGCATCCATTCTTTAGCGTTGACCTGCAGCTTGTGGCAATGCCTTATACGTTCGACGAGGACACCACAAACCTCGGCGTATGCACGTTCAATCTGACATTTGAGGTTGATAATAAGAACGTCATACCACAGCCAGACGTTAACTCGCTGTCAAACATTAACAAGGCGGTAAACGCGGCCACTACACAGGTGTCAGATGACATCGTTGGCGGCTTTGAGGTATCAGATGGCATAAACCTTCGATCTGCTACCGAGACATTGTCCGGATTTTTCAGTACGGCGCGTGATGCCGTGTCGGTTGTGCCTGTCGTTACCAGCAAGATAAACCAATTCAACGCCAGTATTAACAGCTATCAGGCTGACGTCGTTGCGCTGGTACAGGCCCCGCAATTACTCGCTGACTCACTGATTGACGTAGTGCAATCAACACGAGGCCTATACAACACAGTCGATAGCGCGCTTGACGTCTACCTTGATATGTTCGGGTTCGGCGATAATCTCGATCTGGTAACAGGAAACACATACTCGCGGATCCAGCGACGCACCAATCAGAACCTTATGGTGAACGGCATGAAGGCCGCTTACCTGGTGAACGCATACCAAGCCGCAGCGGTCAAGGAATACGCCACCGTGGACGATATTGACGGCGTCAAGGCAACTCTAGAATCGCAGTACGACTCGCTAATCGATGGCGAGATATCCGGCGATTTGCGCGATGCCATTATGAAGGTCCGGACACTGACAAACGCATTCCTGAATGCCGAGCGTGTTAATGCAAGGCGCTTATTGGCAGTCAGGACCGCACAACGACCCGTTCGGGCCCTGTGCTTTGCGTATTATGGCGCCGATGATGACGCCGTAACCGACTCGATAGCCGCGCTTAATAATACAGCCGACATATCCTTCATTTCCGGAAACATTCAGGTGCTATCCGCATGATGGCATTGGTAGTAGATGGCGTGCCATATACCAATTTCACGGCGATGGCAGTCACACAGAATATCGAAACATTCGCCGGTCAATTCAGCTTCTCGGCTATCGATGTAGATGGCGCATTCAATGCGAAATCTTACCCGGTTAAACTTGGCTCGCTGTGCAAGGTTACGATTGACCGCGTTCCGGTTCTTACCGGGTATGTCGAATCGGTCAATGTCGATACGTCAAACACCACGCACTCGGTAACAGTGGCGGGACGCGATGTTACGTGCGACCTTGTAGACTCAACGATGCCGGCTACGTTCAGCCCGTCTGCCCAAAACATATCGCTGGTATCGCTGATTAACCAGGTGCAGGCTCTGTTCGGGCTTGCTTTGCCAGTGATCAATCAGGTAACAGATTTAGAGGACTTCACTCCGTTTGAGATTGTGGCGCCGGATGCCGGTCAAAGCGCACACGACTATCTTGAGAAATTCGCACGCAAAAAGCGCGTTATGCTCACTACTAACGGAGCCGGGGCTATCGTCATCACACGGGCAAGCGGGAATCCACTGGGGATGTCGTTTATTAACCGTCGCAACGACACGCGATTGCAGAATAACGTGCTGTCGTCATCGGTGAGCTATGACTACTCACAGAGATTCAGCCAGTACATTGTCGGCTCACAAGCCAATATGCAGGGAATGAACGAGGCCGGCGACACCGATAACGAGTCGATAGTGGATGCGCAGGCAGAGGCGTCTGATACGTCCATGACCCGAAACACCCGGGTTATGTATCTGGTAGCCGAGAACGTCAGCGATGTATCCGCACTCAAGGAACGCGCCGAGTGGGAGGCCAATATACGCATGGCACGCAGCCGCCAGTATTCTTGCGTTATTGACACCCATACTGTGCGAACTGGCACGCCGTTATGGTTTAACCGTACCGCCATGGTTATCGATGATAACGCCGCTATCAATGAAACGATGCTCATCAAGTCGGTCACGTTCAAGGAGAACCTGAACGAAGGCGTCGAGACAGCCGTGGATTTTGTGGTTGCAAATGCGTATACGCTTGAGCTGGCCGCGCCTGTCAGCACACAGGATGCCAACAGTATCGGCGACCCATTTGCAGGCGAGCAGCTTACCGACGAACAGATAAATGAAGCCGTCCAGGAATCGATAGATAAGAGCGCAGACGACGAGCTAAACGGACGGAGCGCCAGATAATGCGAGAACTCCTTACCAAACTAATGAACACCATCACGCAGGCCCGCGTGACTCGTGTATCGGCTGACACCGAGCGATACCCTTCGGCTCAAATATCCAGCGGAAAAAAGGTATCTGTCACAACAAGATTACTTCCGTATCCGCTGATCGGCAATCCAACTGCGGACGCGCTCGGCGTAAAATTCAACCTGCAAGGCCAAGAGCAAAACTCGGCCACCATATTCCACGACCCAAAGCATCGCCTGACCGGATTGAAAGAAGGCGAGGGCGGCATCCATAACTCACTAACCGGCAGCTATATTTTATTGATGGCAAACGGCGATATTAAGATGGTGTCGCTGAATGGCCTCGTTGCGCAGATAACCGGTGACGTGCTGAACACCATCACCGGCAATGTAACTAATACCATCACTGGCGACTTAACAGACGCCGCTACCGGAGACATCATTCAGACGGCAACCAACCTGTCTAGTACCATTTCTGGCACTGCCCTGATACAAGCGCCTACGATAAACTTAACGGGGAATACAACTGTAAGCGGCGCATTCGCATGTAATGGCGCTTCAGCACAGACGGTTTATTCACTTGGTAACGCGGCGACAACACCCGCTGAAACACAAACGCTTGCTAACAACATCCGTCTTGCATTAATAGCAAATGGCATAGGCACAACGTAATGGCCGAATACACAGACGTAGCTCTTAACGCTGATGCGGGTTATTACGACATATCTTTCACCGATGGCGACCTGACAAAGCTGCAAGGGTTCGACACGGCAATATATATCAGCATATTCACAGATGCACGGGCCAGCGAGACACAGATAGAGCAACCAGAACGGCGACGCGGCTGGATTGGCAATCTTGGCAATGCAATAGAAATAGGCTCGCTAAATTGGCTATACGAGCAGGCGCGATTGATTAACGCCACGGCAAATGGTCTGGCAGACACAACACGTACATGCCTGAAATGGCTGGTAGATTTTGAATACGCGACGTCAGTTACTGTAACGCCAGTACGTTCTGGTGCCAATACTCTGGACGCCGATATAAGAATAGCGCATCCAGACGGAAGCGTGGAAAGCAAACGAGTATCATTATGGGGATTCACGCCTAATGGCTGAACTAAATCTACCTGCTAACGCGCAGGTATTGAAAGACAGAAACCGCGCCGATATCCAAGAGCAGATACCGGAATCAGATCCGTTTGTCGAAGCGAACTGGATAACAGCGCTTTCTGATTCGAATGCAAACCGTCAATATGATTTTTTCCTACAGCTTGCGCTATTGCGCGAGCAAATGTTCTGGGACACAGCGACCGGTACGTCACTGTCACGATGGGCTAACGTATGGGTCGGACCACCAAACCCTGCTACACAGTCCACGGGCATTGCGTACGCCACCGGAACAAACGGCTCAACTATTGACGCAGGAGAGCAGCTCACAAGTGCGGACGGCATTACATACGAAACCCTAGCAACTGCAACTATCGGAACAGGCACAACAGTTGCGCTGTCACTAACAAGCTCAGGGACAACTGCGACGATGACGTTCGCTGGTTCATGGCCGCTTGCAAACAATCTTGAGGTAACAATATCTGGGGCAAACGAGTCTGCATATAACGGTACATTCCCAATATCTGTTATAAACAATACATCGTTCACATATACGCTGCCAAACTCGACAACGTCACCCGCTACTGGAACTATTTCGGCATCAACTACTGCGGCTGCATTATTCTTGCAGTCAGTTGATTTTGGCGAAGATACAAACCAGGATGCGAACACGCTGCTAACATTCTCGAATACGATTGCAGGCGTTGATAGCGTAGCGCAAGTTACTTATGACGGCATCGGCGGCGGTTCAGATATCGAATCTTCTACTGACTACCGTGACAGAATGCTTGAGAGGGTGCGTGGCTATCTGGCATTTTTCAGTGTTGATACGATTAAAACATTCATCCGGGATAACGTATCAGGTGTTACTAAGGTTTGGGTATTCACGCCAGACGATTCGCAAGGCGGCGATCCTGGCCAGACTATTATCTATTTTATTCGCGGAAACGATGACAGCATAATACCGAACGGCGCTGAAGTTCAGGAAGTGAAAGACATCATGGACGCGCAACAGAAGCCTGCGCACATGGCAAGTTCAGATTTGATGGTGAACGCCCCGACTCCGGTTACAGAGGACTTCACATTCAGCGCCATATCGCCTGATACCCCAACTATGCGCACCGCTATTGCCGCAAACCTTGCCGCATACTTTCTTGACGGCGGCGATGTTGGTGTAGCAGTTACACAGGACCAGTATCGGTCTGTTATCCAGAATACATTTGATACGGAGACTGGCGCATCATTGGATACGTTCACGCTAGACTCGCCTGCCGGATCTTTAGGAGGTAATCCAGGTGAGCTTGTAATACTTGGTGCGGTGAACTTCCCGTGAGTGATTATCTTCCTTTATTTAAATCGCACACCGTAGAGGAGCACGCGCAGTCACACGCTGACTATATGCCTGAAGGCAAGCTATGGCGTGGCAAGAATATCGTTGATTCAAAGCTGCGCGACTTGCTGCGCGGTTTTGGTGCGTCATCGAAGCGTCAAGAGGAGGCGTTAAGCGCATTCTGGGATGAGGTATTCATTAACACCACGGAATCGTTTATCAGTGATTTTGAACGCGCTCTGGGTATTCCGGACGACTGTTTTGGTATTGCCGACACATTGGCGGGAAGGCAGCGTAATTGCCTGCTCAAAATGGTTTCGCTTTACGTTGTAACCGAGCAGGATTTTATTGATTTGGCTGCGGAGCTTGGATTTACAATCACTATTACGCGACCCGTAGAAGATGCGTTTTTTAACTATACATTTAACTTTACATTTATTGATTTGAAAGAGTCCCGCTTCACATGGATTATTAACGGCGAGAATGTAGCACCAACCGGCTTCGATTACACGTTTGATTTTACATTTGAAGATACGGTAAGTGCCGGAATACTCAACGCACTATTTAATAAACTTAAACCTGCAAATACAAGTTTGCAATTCGCTAACACTTAACAGAGGCATAGAACATGGCAGCAACCACCACAGTATATAACGTCGGCGTACAGTTCCCGTATCAGGACGCTAACGGAATGAAGAACGAAAATAATAACGCTATCGTAGCGGCTGGCATGGCGCTTGATACTGGAGACAATACGCAAACGGCACGCGCTATGACTGTTCACGCGGCGGCTGGTGATTATTACACCGACTCAGGCGCGGCTAACGCTTACGTTGCCACCATTGCGGCGGCTGGTGTTGCGTTCTATGCGATACCATCGGCTGTCGGATACTTTGCTGGCATGCGCGTACGCATTGTCCCATCGAATACCAATACGTCCACAAGCACCATAAACGTGTCCGGACTTGGTGCAAAAAATATATTTAACAATGGAGCCGCGTGTATAGGTGGTGAGCTGCAAG